TTAAATTCTGGAAATCCTGGAAACTCTACTTCGATTGTTTTGCTTGGTACTAGTAGTGTTTTTAGGCTAATCTCTTGTGCCATTTTTGTCCTTAGTTTTAATTTTCTAGATTAAAAAGTGGTGCCGGAGATCAGCCCGGCACCTGCTGTAATATCACAGCTTAAACTGTTGCATAATACTCAACAGTGATTTCATTAGCTTCGTCAATACTAAACTTACCTGGTGCTGCGGCTGCTGGGTCGAAGCCTTGGCCGGTAAATGTTAGTGTTGTACTAATAACCTGCTCAGTATTAATAGTAGGAATCTGCAACATAGCTGCTGGAATCTTTAGGTCAACGTGTGTATTAGTATTTCCACCTAACTGTACATTAATTGCATATGAAGGGTCAATTTCATTTGCAGCATTAGCAATTAGGCCACTTAATAAACCACCAGTATTTGTGCTACCACTACGTAAGTATGCGGTCAGCGTACCAGTAATACTACGTGTACCTGTAAAGTAAGTAATTGGTAAGTTAACAACACCCAGGTTAGCTGGTGTTAAGTATGTTAAATTATTACTTAGAGTAATATTACCACCAGTAATAGGTACTGTAAAATCGCTGCCTGTAAAGTCATCGATGTTATTATTAACCTGTAGTACTGTTAACTTGTTGGTAATATATTTAGCTTGTGTATTCTTTTCTTTGGCATCATTAGTACCAGTGGCTAGATCAGCACCTGTTAATGGTACTTGTGCACTTGCTGGAATGCCAGCAGCAATATCTAGTTGACGAATAGTGCTGCCCTTACCTGCCCACTGAATAGCTGCAATAGCATCAATTCCAAAGTCAATGGTAGCTGTATCTAAGGCGCAATTGTCTAGTACATAGGCTAGGTCATCAAATATGATGATCAAACCAAATGCTTGTAGCTGGTGCTTGTTACTTTGCGCTACTGTCAATGTAGCTTTAGTTGCACCATTATTCCAAGCGCTTGCATTTGGACCAGTTGTACCGCCATTGATTGGCTTATCGCCTGCAAAAGCGTTCCACAAATAACCTTCTTCTGCTGTTACTGTACTGCCAGTATTAAATGGGCGTAAGTAAGTACTGAAACTAAAGTCTAGTGGCTCTAGTGCTGTGTTGAAACTGCGCTGACCGCGAGCAGGTGTTGCACCAGCTTCGTTTAGTGTAACAGTATCAATTGTTGTATTTTGACTAAAGGTCATGCCTTCTAAGACTTGAATCTCAAAAGTATTAGTTTCGCTAAACAAGCTGTTGGTGTCTTTTAGTGCACCAGCCTTTACACGACCTTGGCTATCTACGTTGGTAGTAAAGAAAACTCTACTATTACGAATTAAATTAACTGCCATAGTTATTCCTTTTCAATGTATAACTTTGAGCACCTTTACTAGACTATTATCTGTGCCGGTGTATCGTAGTTATTGAAGTGCATAACGCACTTCTAAGTTAATTTCGCCAACGCCGTATGGAGCCAGCAAACCTTCGTCAGTAGTAATACTCTGGATTAAAATTTCCGTTGTTTCCAAACTATTCACCACATCATATTGTAGTACACGATTGTTATCAATGCACAGCTCCAAGTCATCTAGTAAATTTTCTAGTTGTTCTTGTGCGTCATCTTCGCCGTGTACATAAACTTTTACGCATACCTGCAACATTCCCCAGGTAAAGTTGCTTGGTAGGTAATCTCTAGTTTCTGAACCTGGGTGGATATAAACGCACGGAAAATCCTGCACCTCATCCCAAAACTTTAGCTTTGCATAGCTGTTTTGAAAAAGATTAGTTTTATATTGGCCAGTACCGTCTATTTCCTTGAATTTTTCACTTAATGCTTTTACTATACTAGTTCGTCTACTCATACTAATACTGCCCTCATTCTGTTAGCAACTTGTTGTTGCATAAGTTCTCTAATTGATTTTGAGATAAGCAGTTTAGGATCTCGGCTTCTTGGCAGCTCTTGCCTACCGCCTGCACTAAATGTTGCATATGGATTTTTCATATAGCTATAAAAAGCGGTTATCATTCCTTGTCGACTTTCGCTTAAACGCTCTACCTTTACAGATTCAGCAAAACGTCCAGTACGTAAATTAAGCACATCACGGCGATTACCATTACCCATATTACGTTTTACTTGCTCTACTAAACTACCGTCTAGTATTTTTTGTAAAGACATAATGTCAGACGCGGCTCTTACAGCTGCGGTTTTCACAGCCACTGTTTTTGAGATTTTTGTCTTTTTAACTGACTTTTTAATCTCATCTACAGCTAGTTTAAAATCTTTTGCAACTTTACTTATATTTATAACTTCTTTATGCTTAGTAATTATAGCCTTTGGCTTAACTTGAGTTTTACTCTCTTTTACCGCTTTGCCATTCTTTATAATACTAGCAATTGATTGGCCTATGCCGTCTTTTATTGTTACAGAACCAGGAGCATTAATTAAACTGTTAGCCAAAAAATTTGCATTTTTAACTATTTTATCATACAGTCCTTGTTGTTGTAGTGGAGCTTTTAACTCCTCTGCTTTTTGCAGTATTACATCTACAACAGGTTGTAGTGATTGAATTAACTTTTTTACTGCTTGTTCTGTAGAACCCATTTCGCCTTTACTGGCGGCCTGTATTAAATTATTTAAATATTTACCTGTTTGTTGCAATAAGTCTCCGGCGGCTTTATTATCTGCTGTAAACTGAAGCTCAGTTATAAGTCTTGGGCTTTCTCCAAGAGCATATTTTGTAGCATCAATAAATACCTGTGACTCTGTAATAAGATTACTAGTTAGGTAATCCGCATCTAAAACTGCTTTTAGAACTGAGTCCAATGCTTGTAAAGCTTTGGGATCATCTAGTCCTGGCATGCTGACAGTGAAGTCTCTATAGGTGGCTTCTACATCAGTACTTACTTTTGCAGTTACACCTAGTGCCACTTTTAACTTTAAGAAGAAAATTCCGGCAAGGTGGCCAGATTGAACATTCTCTCGTATATTATCAATAACGGCTTTTGGTACTTGTTTTAGATTAGTACTAATGTAATCTATGAAATAATTTTTTAAAGTATCTTGTGGTACATTTTCTAATCTAATGTCACTGACACCATATTCGGATACTTTTGCTCTTTTTTCGTTTTCTATGTACCCTACAAAGTCATAGAAAAAATTTTGATTATTCAGAAAATTAGCAACTATTTGTTTAACGTTGCTTTCTTCCATAGTTTCAATTATTCGCTTGTTTAACGCTGACATACCATCAATGGTTAAACTAGAAGTATGAAAATCAGAAGCTTCAAACTTTTTACGAAGAGATTTTGTATCTGGTAACTCTTTAAATATTTGTTTTCTAGTTTTGCCTCTAAAATTTGCCAGATCTATTTTATTAGAGCCGTCACCATATACATCAAGTATACGTTGTCTTAGAATTGGAGAAAACTGCGCGATACTCATGTATAGTCCGATACATATTGATCTAGTATACGCTTAATATGGGCCGGTAAATTAGTTGTACTTACATACTCAATTTGTACACTATTAGTGCCTGGAGCCTTAGTACTGTGAATAGCACCATCATTTTTACGATAGTAGGTAATCAAGTCTAATACTGCTAATTTTAAATCTTGTGGTACAACTTCATAACCTGCAAAGTAAGTTATCTTGTAACCATTAATTAATTCTTTCCAAACACCTTGTGGATCTAAAGAGACAATATTGTCTCCTTCCTGTACCCAGTCTGTAAATTTAGTTAGCTTAGTATAAGTCTGTCCGTAGTTTGTACTACGCTCGACACTAATAACTTGTGTAACTGGTGTTTCTTTTAGAATAATTGTTGAGTGACCACCTTTGAATACTTCTATTTTAGCTTCATCAAAGTGATCTATAAATGTTCGTCTGCAATAGGTTTTTACTAATTCCGAAACCTTCGGAACTAAAAACTCTATTTCGGCATCGTGGTTAGTACTGTTGATGCCAGCGTATGTTTTGTATTCTTGCTTTGTAACTAAATCTGCCATCAACTAGTCCTCCTGTCTTTTAACTAGACTCCGAGAAATCCAGTTAAAAGACAGGGATCTTTCGACCCCTGTCCAAGTAACAATTAAGCTACGTAACGGATAGCGCTGATACCAGCACCGTTGTTAGTTGTAACTTGTGTTAGACCTGTGCGTAGGCTTGCAACCATTACACGGCGTTGTGTTTCAACTAGGTCGTCTGTGTCAACACGTAGACCACGCTGATTACCAACCAAGAAGTTCATTGGTGCGTAGCATAGAGCTGCAACTTCACCGGCTGCCTTGCTGTTGAACTCAGCACTTACTAGTACTGGGCTGTTAGCAACTGTACCGATTTGACCTGTTAGGAAGGTAGCCTGTGGGCCAACCTTGTCCATGGTCTGGAAGTTAGCGTCATCTAGTAGGTCATAGTAACCTTCTGTGCTAACAACATAGATAACTTCAGCTGGGTCAAGACCCCAAGCACCGATATCACGACGTGCACCACGTAGAGCAGCAACAGTTAGCTTGTCGCCATTGCTGATGTCTAGTGTAACTGCACTTGCTGCATCATAAGCGGCTAGACCCTTAACAGGATCGGCACCTGCACCGGCACCAAGGGCAAATGCCTTGTCAACTGCGCGAGCAACACGGCGAACCATGGCGTCACGAACAACAGGCATAATTGCTAGTAGAGCGTCTTCTTCCTCTTCGAAAGCGACATACTCGTTTGTAGCAACCTTG